TCCGCTCACGGATCTGCAGATCGACAAGCTCAACCGGCTGGGCCTCCTGCCGCCGGCGCCGCGCGAGCTCCGGGATATGCCCCTGCGGGTCGAGTATGTCTCGATCATGCACCAGGCCCAGAAGCTCGTCGGGATCTCCGGGACCGAGCGCTTCATCTTCTTCGTCAAGGGCTTGGCCGAGCTGTACCCGGAGGTCAAGCAGAAGGTGGATCCGGACCAGGCGGTCGAGGATATGCACGACCGCCTGGGCGTGTCCGCGAAGCTCCTGGTCCCGACGGAGACCGTCGAGGTCCGCCGCGCCGCGATCGCCCGGGCGCAGCAGCGGATCCTCGATCATCAAATGGCCGAGGATGCGATCAACCGGGCGAAGACGCTCAGCGACACGAACACGGCCGGCGACAACGCGCTCCGTGAAGTCGCGGGAGCGGCCACGCGATGAAGCCGTTTGTCGCCAACGCGGCCAACCAGGGCCAGGTCCAGCACGCCTCGGCGCTCGTCGCCCTCAAGCGCCGGCGCGAGCTCGAGGACGTCCGTCAGACGCTCCGGGACCGCGCCGGTCGGCGGCTCTTGTGGCGGTACCTGGATTCCTGCGGGATCTTCCGGGAAGTGTTCAATCCGAACAACGCGATCATGGCGAAGAACGAAGGCCGCCGGACGATGGGCCTCGAGATCCTGGCCGACGTCATGGAAGCCGACGCCAACGCCCTCGTCCTCATGATGCGAGAGAACCAGGCGGAGGAAGCTCTCGCGGCCGCTCCGGATGAGCCGGAGCCCGGTCAAGCCGTCACCGAACCGCCGCCATCTGTCGAGAAAGGAAAGTGACCCATGCCTGAACCAACACCCGCGCCGGCACCCGAGCCTCCATCCCCCGCGCCCGCTCCGGCTCCGCCGGACGGCGCGGCCCCTCCTGCTCCCGCCGCCCCTGGCAAGGAACCTCCGGCTCCTGGAGCGCCGGCGACGCCGCCGGCCGAGGTCACGTACGAGCTCAAGCTCCCGGACCAGGCCAAGCTCGAGGCGAAAGCGCTTGAGCGGACCGTTGCCTTTGCGAAGGCACAGGGTCTCGCTCCCGATGTGGCGCAGAAAGCGCTCGAGCTGGCGAACGCCGAAGTCCAGGCCTATGAAACGGCGGCCGTTGCCAAGCATGAGCAGGATTTCAAAGTGACCTGGCCCGAGCAGGTCAAACTCGACCCCGAGATCGGGGGCGACAAGCTGGAGGAAACCTACGCCGATGCGGCCCGAGCGCGGCTGCGGTTCTTTACTCCGGCGTTCAATCAGGTCCTCGACAAGACCGGCTGGGGCAACCATCCGGAGTTTGTCCGAGGCTGGGCGCGTGTCGGTCGGGCGATGCGAAACGACAAATTGGTCCAGCCGGGACCGGGCGGGGGCGTGGGCGGCACGACCGAACAGGATGCGGCCGACCAACTGTACCCGACCACGAAAGGGCAGAGCGGGACCGGCTAGACGACCTTCTCACCCTTACGAAAGGATGCTGACCAATGGCGACGATTAACAACACGGTCCTGAGCCTGGCGGACTTTGCGAAGCGGCTGGATCCCTCCGGGGAAACGGCGACGATCGTCGAGCTGCTCGCTCAGACCAACGAGATCCTGCTCGATATGCAATGGCTGGAGGGCAACCTGCCGACCGGCCATCGGACGACCGTCCGAACCAGCTTGCCGTCGGTGTCCTGGCGCCTCTTGAACCAGGGCGTCACACCGGGCAAGTCGACGACGTCGCAGATCGATGAGCAATGCGGGATGCTGGAGGCCTACAGCGAGGTCGACAAGGACCTGGCGATGCTCAACGGTAACACCAACGCCTTCCGGCTCTCGGAAGCCCAGGCGTTCATCGAGGCGATGAATCAGGAAATGGCGCAGACGCTCATGTACGGGAACGCCGGCCTCGCGCCGGAAGAGTTCACCGGCCTGGCGACGCGCTACAACGCGATCTCCGGGGCGACGAACGGGTCGAACGTGCTCTCGGGCGGCGGCTCGGGATCCGACAATGCCTCGATCTATCTCGTCGTCTGGGGGCCGAACACCGTCCACGGCATTTTCCCGAAAGGCAGCAAGGCCGGCCTGGTCCATGAGGATCTCGGCCTGGTCACCGTGGAAACGGCGAACGGGATCGGGGGCGGCCGGATGCGAGCCTACCGCGATCACTGGCAATGGAAGTGCGGGTTGGCGGTCCGGGATTGGCGCTACGTCGTCCGGATCTGCAACATCGACATTTCCAACCTGGTCGCCAAGAGCTCGGCGGCGGACCTGATCGAGCTCATGATCAAGGCGATTCACCGGATCCCGGCGATCCGGATGGGACGGCCGGCGTTCTACATGAACCGGACCGTTCATCAGATGCTCGACATTCAGCGCCGGGACGACGTCCAGACGGGCGGCCAGCTCGGTTACAAGGACGTCGACGGGCAAATGACGTTGACCTTCCGGGGGATCCCGCTCCGGAAAGTCGACGCTTTGCTGGAAACGGAGGCGACCGTCAGCTAACGGCGCCCGACGTCGGCGGCTGTCCGCCTGGGCGGCCGCCGGCTCGAGCGCGGGACCGACACACTCACCGTCAAACGAAAGGACACCGATCATGTATCTGGATGGTCAAACGCTTCTCTCGGACGCCCAGGCTTTCTCGGCGACCGGGTATACGACGAACACCATCGACACCGGCAACGTCACGCCCAAGAACGATCTCGGCGACGGCGAGCCGATGGTCATGTGCATCGGGGTCGACGTCGCGGCCGATGCCGGCAACGGCGACGAGACCTATCAATTCGACTACGTGCAGTCGGCCAATGCGAACCTCAGCTCGCATACGGTCCTGCAGAGCCGGGTCATTTCCAGGACGCTGCTGACGGCCGGGTCGCTGCATTTCGTCGATGTGCCGGCCGGCGCCCAGACGGCCCGCTATGTGGGCGGGCAGCTCGTCCTGGGCGGCACGACGCCGTCGATCACCGTCACGATTTGGCTCGCGCCGAAGTCGATGGTTGATCGGTTCAAGGCCTACGCGAAGGGCTACACGATTTCGTAAGCCCTGGCGCGTGAGGTTCACCTGCGAGAGCCGCCGGGAGTATCCAAGAGCGCCCGGCGGCTCTCGCACAACCGGGAGAGGGACACATGGCATTTCCGATTCGAGTCCAAGCAACGGAATTGGGGTTCTACGGCGGCCGCCGGATTCGCTTCGGCGACGTCTTCACGCTCAAGAGCGAGAAGGAGTTTTCGGAGCGCTGGATGCGGAAGCTCAAGCCCGGCGAACGGCCGCTCGAGGCGGACGCGCTCGCCGGCGAGCTGGGCGTCCCGGCGCCGGCCGGCGAGGATCCGGAGGCGACGCCGCCCGGACCGGCGAAGGCCGCGCCCACCGTGAAAGCGGCGCCGAAAGCGCAACCCAAACAAGCCGGGACCGGGGACGCGAGCGTCCTCTGACGCCGCTCCGGGACCTGGCGCAAGGGAGGGGGAGTCGATGAACATCGCACAGCCGACCGTCACACTGACCCGCCCGGCCAACGTCACCGCCTACGCCGCCGGCGACGTCGTGAGCGACGGCAGCAATGCCCGCTTTGTCTTCTCCGACCTGCCGGACATCGTCGGCAGGGGCTTCGTGATTGAGAGCGCCGTCCTCATCGACAGCGCCAACGTCGGCACGAAGCCGGATCTGGAGCTGTGGCTCTTCGACGCGGATCTCACGGACCTGGATGCGGATAACGCGCCCTGGACGCCGAGCGACGCCCAGCTCGCGACGCTGGTCGGGATCATTCCCTTCCCGACGGCCAGCTTCAAGGTCGGCGACGCGACGGCCGGCGCCGGCGGCAATAGCGCCTGTGTGCAGAGCAACGTCCGGATTGCCGCGAAGGCCAATACCCTCTACGGCGTCCTCGTCGTCCGGAACGCCTACGTCCCGGTGTCGGGGGAGCAGTTCACCATTCGCCTCGGCGTCGTCCAGAACACCGAGCGCAAGTAACGGAGGCCCCATGCAGCTCGTCAACATGAAAGCGACGCCGGCGCAGCAGAAGACCTACGGCGGCGTGGAGGCGCCGGTGCCCGATGCGCCGGAGTACCCCTACGGGCTCGCTCTCCACCTGGACCAGGACAGCCTCAAGAAGCTGGGGGTCAAGGTGGATCCGGCGATGGTCAAGCAGGAGGTCGGTCTCCACGCGAAGGGCTATATCAAGCGGGTGGAGAAGTCGGCCGACGAGCAGGAAACGCGCGTCTTTGTCGACATTCAGATCACGGATCTCGCCGTCGAGACCGGCCCGGGCCAGCCGGCCGCCGAGGACCGGCTCTACGGGCCGGACAAGGAAGTCAAGGAAGGGGCCAAGATCCCGTTCGGGGACTAACCGGATGGCGACCCGGCTGCGACAAGCCGATGGATCGACGACCGAGCTCTGGGGGGTCGAGCATGGCGTCGCGGTCGCCGGCTACGATTTCACCGAGGGGGTCCTCAAGACCGCCGGCCTGATCTGGAACACCGGCAGCCTCACCTGGGAAAAGGCGACCGGCTCCGGCGGCGCCGGCAACGTCACGGTCACGAATTTCCCCGCGACCTACGACGTCAGCGACCGCGTCGGCCGGCTGCTGGGCTCGATCGCCAACCTCTTCCTGCTCGATGCCACCTTCACCGCCCGGATCAACACCCAGGGGCAAAAGACGATGGCCGGCTCGACGCCCGTCGTGCTGCCCTCGGATCAGTCGGCCGTCCCGGTCAACCCGACGGCCGAGACCGCCGGCGTCGGGGTGGGGGCGGCGGCCGATGCCGAGGCCTCGGGCAACGGGTCGGTGATCGGGATCCTCAAGCGGCTGCGGACGCTGCTCGGCGGCCTGCTGCTGACGGATCTCCGCCGGGGGCAGACCATTCTCTTCGCCGCGATCGATGTGGCCGCGAGCGGGGACAATACGATCGTCGCGGCCGATGCCACCCGGAAGATCAAGGTCCTCGCCTACAACTATGTCTGCGACGGGACGGTCGCGGTCCGCTGGAAGAGCGGCGCCGGGACCAATCTCTCCGGGGCCAAAGCCTTCGTCGCCAATACGGGACTGTGCTCGGCCGTCGGGACGCCGGCCGGCGGTCACTTGCTGGAGACCGCCGTCAACCAGGCGCTCGTCCTCAACCTCTCGGCGGCGATCGGGGTCCGGGGCGAATTGAGCTATTTCCTGGAGGCCTGAGCATGGGGGCCCGGAGGATTCAGTGACACAAGCGAACGACTCCGTTCTCGTGACGCCGGGGAGCGGCGCGCCAGTCGCCACCCATGACCCCGGCGACGGGAAGGAATACCAGGTGGTGATGGTGGCGGATGAAACCGGCCACCTGCAGCAGACGTTGCCGACCTACAACCTGTGGATTCCCGGCCAGGCGGTGGGCGCCAGCAAATTACATTGGGACCTCTTCAACGCGACCGGCTCCGGCAAGATCATCGAGATTCGGGGCATCTGGATTATCCCCAAGTCGGATGTCGCGGTGACAGGAGCCCTGGGCGTGGAAATGGGGCTGTACCGCACATCCGCCGTCGGCACGGGCGGGACCGCCGCTGGCTATAACACGGGGTCCAGTATGGCCTCGCCGGTGTTTTCTCCGATGGATCAGATCAACGCCGCTCTGCCCGCGCAGATTACTGCCCGAGCGGCCCCCACGGGCGGGGCGACCATCGCGGCCCCTTATTGGGCGCAATACATTCCGGTCGAGGAGACACGGGCCGAGGCCTACCTGGCCGCCTTTACGAATATTCTCCCCGTCGCGGTGATGACGCAACGCCTGACGATTCGGGAGAACCAGGGGCTGCTGGTCAAGCAAGGCTCTGTGGCCGGCGTCGGCACGCTGGCGGCCCTGGTGCATTTCACGCTGGTATGAGCCTGCTTGTCCTGATGAACGGGTCGAGCGGCCCGCCGGCGCCGAGCCTGCTGCCGCGCCTGGGCCTGTTGCGGGTGGGCTGCTGGCTGGGCGCCTGGGTGACCTGGCTGGCCTGAGTGCAGACGCCTGGACGGAAAGGGGACGCGATGGAGACGGACGACGACCTGGAGCACAAACCAAACACAATGGTCTCGGTCATCAAGTGCGGGGGGCC